TCATGTATTCTAGAATTGAAAATGATATTCAAAACCCAGACTTTATCACTGGTAATCAGATTGCTAGAATTGGTATTGTAGAGAGCCCACTTCAATTTGGATCTTCTACAATTCTTACTTCAGATAAAGCAAGTGCTTTAAGTGCTCTAAAACTTACTGGTACAGGTTATAGTTCTGCTACCTTTACTGCCGACTCATACTTTACCCAAACAATTTCTACTGGAACTACAGCAGTTGGTAGAGTTATGAGTTATGACCAAACTACAGGTGTTCTAAAGTTCTGGCAAGATAGATCACTGGCGGGTTTCAATACAGTTGGAACTGCTCAAACTCAACCTACATATGGGTTCGAATTGCAAGAGTTCACTGCTACTCCAGGATCAGGTGGATCCATAACTATTATCCCAAGTTCAGGTAATAATTTGGAGATTGATACTGCATTTACGGGTATATCTACCGAGATAAATAATAGAACTTACTATCTTGGACAAAGTTTTACAAGTGGTATTTCAGATCCTGAGGTCAAAAAACACTCTGGTAACGTGATATATGTGGACAATAGACCATCCATTACAAGATCATTAAATCAAAAAGAAGACATAAAAGTTATTTTGCAGTTCTAAAAAATTATGCCCAACCAAACGAACCTCAATGTAGCTCCATACTTTGACGACTTTGATCCATCAAAGAATTTTCATAAAGTATTATTTAAACCGGGATACCCTGTTCAGGCGAGAGAGTTAACTACATTACAATCTATATTACAGAACCAAGTTTCTCAGTTTGGACAGCACTTCTTTAAAGAAGGTGTAAAGGTTATTCCTGGAAACATTAGTTTCGATAATAACTATGAGTGCATTCTTCTTGAAAATACATTTCAAGGTGTGCCAGTATCAGCATATGCAGAACAACTGATAGGAACCAAGATCACTGGGCAAAGATCTGGAGTCAGTGCATATGTCGATAAAATTCTCTTCCCAGAAGATTCAGAGCGTGGCCAAATAACTCTGTATATTAACTATTTGGATGTTGGTTCTGCAAATCAACAATCTGCTACTTTCTTTGATGGAGAACAGTTAGTTTCTAATGAGACCATTTCTTCAGGTCTTTTAAGTAACACAACTATTCCTGTTGGAGCTCCTTTTGCATCTACTTTGGCTGCAGCTGCTGCTCAAACTGGTTCTGTATTTCATATAGAAGAAGGTGTTTACTTCCTTAGAGGTTCGTTTGTAAATATTGAAAAAGAATCTCTCCTTCTTGATCAGTATGGAAGTTTTCCCAACTACAGAGTTGGTTTCTTTGTAACTGAAGATATTGTCACTTCAGATTTGGATGAGAGTTTAAATGATAATTCTCAAGGTTTCAATAATTATGCTGCTCCAGGGGCAGATAGACTAAAAATTTCTGCAAGTTTATTTAAGAAACCATTAGATAATTTTGATGATACTAACTTTGTACAACTTGCCAAGTTTGTTGATGGGTATATTGAGTCTCCAACAAAGAAAGGAGAACTTGGTGGAGGTCCTGGTTATATTGATTGGGGAGATGTTATTGCTAGAAGAACATCTGATGAGTCTGGTGACTATTATGTAGAACCATTTAGTGTCAGGGTTCATGAATCTCTGAATGATGGACTGGGTAATGATGGCATCTTTACTGATCAGCAAATCACTCCCGGTGGAGATACTCCTGATGAAGACTTAGCACTTTACAGTATTTCTCCCGGAAAAGCATATATTAAAGGTTATGAAATCGAATCTCTTAGAAATAGATATATTGATGCAGGAAAACCAAGAACTACAAGAACTCTTGAAGATCAAAGTATCATTTATAGCACAGGTCCAACTTTAAAACTCAATAGAGTATACAAAGCACCTACTGTTGGTCTCGGTAATACTTATTTTGTAAGTTTAAGAGATCAAAGAATTGGATCCAACCAAGAAGCAAACCCAGGTACTGAAATTGGTGTTGCTAGAGTCTATGACTTTAGATTAGAGTCTGGTTCATATGAGGTAACCAATCCAGATTTGAACCAGTGGGATATTGCTTTATATGATATTCAGGCAACTACAAACTTATATCTGAATCAAGCGATTACCTTATCAGTCCCAGCACGCATTAAAGGTTCTAATAGTGGGGCAACAGGGTTTTTAAGATCTTCCGTAACTGATGGTCGCGATATTGTTCTTTATGAAACAACTGGTTCTTTCGTTTTTAACGATAGACTTATAATTGATGGTATCGATAATGGAAGAGTTGCTATTGCAGTTACTGAGCACAGTATCTCCGACGTAAAATCAGTATTTGTTCCAACCACAATATCAGACACAGTATTCAGTGCGGACGTTGTTCAGTCAACTAAAGAAATTATTGGTATTGCTACTGTTAGCCCAACTTCTGGAGGTATCAGTACTGTTACAAGTCCAAATCCATTATTCCCAGGAATTATTAAACTGAATGACTTAGTTCAGTATAGCGATACTACTCCTGGTTTAGGACCAGATCCAATTGTTGGTAGAGTTGTATCTGTTGGAGCAAATACCATTGCTATTGAAGGTGTAGAACCAGTAGCAGGTATTTCTAGTGGATTCCTTCCAACTTCAACACTAAATGTATCAGATTTAAAGCTTCTGACATCTAATATTGCAATCAGTGATGACAACTCTTTGTTCACACCACTCGAAAAAGAAAATGTATCTTCCGTTGATCTTGAGAATTCTACATTAACCATTAGAAAAACTTTCACTGTAAATATTGTAGATAATCAACTCTCTGCTGTTGTTGAAGCTGGAACAAACGAAACCTTCTTACCATTTGATGAAGAGAGATATGCTCTCATTAGGTCTGATGGAGTCACGGAAACATTGACTTCGGATAAATTTGACTTTTCATCAGATGCTAAAAATATTCAAATCTATGGTCTTGGCACAAATGATACTGGTGCAACACTAATTGCAACATTAAGAAAAATAAAACCAAAGGCAAAACAAAAACTTAAAAACAGGGTCAATACTCTGATTGTAGATAAATCAATCAATGCTGGTTCTGGTCTTGGTGCGACAACTTTGAATAATGGTTTAATTTTTGGTGACTATCCTTTCGGGACAAGAGTTGAAGACGAAATTATTTCTTTAAATGTCCCAGATATTATTGAAATTCATGGAGTATTTGAATCATTAGATAACTTAGAAGCATCTGCGGTTAGGTTAACTCTTCAAAATCTTACCACACTATCTGTTACAACTTCAGACTTAGTTATTGGAGAAAAAATAATTGGTCAGTTCACTGGAGCAATAGGTATTGTAGCAGAAAAAATTGATGATGTAACTATTTCTATTCTCTATAAGAATGACATTATATTCCAAATTGATGAAACTTTAAGGTTTGAAGAGTCTGGAGCAACTGCAGTTATCTCTGACATCGATCAACCAAGTTCTAATGTTTCTTCAAACTACGAGTTTCAGAGTGGTCAAGAACTTACTTTTTATGATCATGGAAGACTTGAGAGAAGACCAAATACACTTGTCCCATCTAGCCAGTTAAAGGTTTATTATTCTAGTGCATATCATCCAAGCACGGATGATGGTGATGTCGTTACTATTAACTCTTATGAAGGTTTTAATTATGCCACAGAAATTGATCAGATTCAATCTAAGGGAGAAGAAATAAGAGTCTCTGACATTATTGATATTCGTCCAAGAGTTTCAGATTATGTAGTCACAGAGGGTGCAAGGTCACCTCTAGAATTCTTTGGTAGAACTTTTAATGCTGCTGGTCAATCTGCTCCCAACATATTAGCATCAGATGAAGCAATTGCTGCAGATATCTCCTATTATCAAGGTAGAATTGATAGAGTTTTTGTAACCAGAGATGGTAAGTTCCAAGTTATCTATGGAACACCATCAGACAATCCACAAAAACCAAATGGTATTGATAACGCTCTTGAGATTTGTTCCATTGAACTTCCACCATATCTTTATTCAGTAGATGATGCATCTTTGAGTTTCTTAGATTATAAGAGATATCAAATGAAGGACATTCAAGTCCTTGAGAGCAGAATCAAAAACCTTGAGTATTACACATCTCTCAATCTTTTAGAAAAAGAAACCAAAGACTTATTCGTTCCTGACAGCGAAGGTCTGAATAGATTTAAGTCTGGATTCTTTGTTGATAATTTCGTTGACTTTAAAACTCAAGAATTACCTATCAATAACTCTATTGATAGAACCTTCAAGATTTTAAGACCAAGACATTATACAAGTTCTGTGGATATGATTCTTGGCCCTGTTGTAGATAGAGACCCCAATGCTGATGTTGATTATTCCATCATTGATGGCATTAACGTTACTAAAGGTACTGACGATATTATCACTCTTGATTATTCTGAGGTTGAATATCAAAAACAAAGCTTCGGAACAAGGACTGAAAGTGTAACACCATTTATCCTTGGTTTCTGGGATGGTATTATTGAACTAACTCCCAAATCGGATAACTGGGTTGACACTGCCAGATTAAACCCAAAGGTTATTAACGTTGAAGGTAATTATACGGAAACTATCAAAAGATTAGATGTTAACCCACAGAATGGTTTTGGACCTACTATTTGGGGTTCTTGGCAGAAGAACTGGACTGGCGTTGATGTTAAGAAGAGTTCAAAAACTAAAACTACAACAACCAAAAAAGGCAGAGATCGCGGCCGCAGCGGCACATTTATAACCACTAAAAAAATAAAACAGAACTTTGAGACTAAAATCAAAAAAGGTTTTGAAAGCAGAACTGGTGTAAGAACTGTTGTAACCGAACAGTTTGATCGTCAGTTCCTTGGCAACAGAGTTGTAAGTAGAGAACTCATTCCTTTTATGAGATCTAGAAACATTAAGTTTGTTGCTAGAAAACTAAAATCATATGCTCAACTTTATGCATTCTTTGATGGTGTTGATGTAACTAAGTATTGTACTCCAAAACTTCTTGAGATTACAATGGAAAGTGGGGTGTTTGAAGTTGGAGAAACGGTTGATACTCAGAGTTTCTTTGCAAGTGGAACACAAACACCTAATGTCAATACGACTCCACTCATGTCGTTTAGGGTTGCTCAGGCAAATCACAAAGAAGGTCCTTATAATAGCCCTCTTAAAATTTATCCTACAAACCCATACACTAAGCAACCACTTCCATCTTCATACTCTTCTACGACCACAGTATTGAATATAGATGTTTCTGCTCTCGCTACTCAAGCAAGAGGAGATTTCTTTGGTTATCTTGAGGTTGGAACTAGGTTAATCGGTAGAACAAGTAAAGCAACTGCTACGGTAACTGATTTAAGATTAATAAATGATTCTACATCTACTTTAATTGGTAGTTA